TTAGGCGTAGCAAGCTGATCTGCTAGCCACTTCATGACCTTCTTCTGCGGAATGTTACCACCGCCTTCATGTGCGATAGGGTAGTAACCTACGAAATCGCCGGCAGCGATAGCCACGCCCACAATAAAACCATCACCACGCGCCCACCCTGGGCCTAGTGTTGTTAAGTTTGGATCGTTAGTCTCAAGGTCAATTGCAATAGACTGGCTGTTACGCAAGTCAGGAAACACCTCTGGCGGCACCCAATCCTTCTCGATGGTGTCCAGATCTAGCCTATGTAGGAACGTAATCTGACTACTTTCCTTTGCCATCTACTTCTCCTCCGAGGCTAGCGTATCCAGCGATATCTACCCATGAATCCTGATGCGTTGGTGTGACTATAAGTCTAGCAAGTTTCAACGCAGTAAGACACTGATAAACTTGAGAAACAGATACTTCCTTGTCTAGTATGACAGACCATAACTGAGCCACGCGCTCGTGGTTCTCGTATGCATCGCCATAATCCTTGGCTCTCGGACCATTAACTAGGTCTTTGGCTGTATCAAGTAATTTATCTCTTTTCATATCACATACCTATATTTTGCGTGGGAATCGACAATGTGCAGGTTGTGCCGTGCTCTGGTCACGGCAGTGTAAAAGACACGGTGCTCATCGTCCTGATCTGGTGCATTAACCGCAGGGTATGACGAGTCAGTCAACAATAAGATGTTGTCATCCTCGCCGCCCTTCATCCGGTGAATAGTAGACAGGTTGATGCGAGGCTTGGTCAGATCCTCACCTCTCCGGCGCACGGCGCCCATATATCGTATGTCCTCAAGGGACATGTTGACCACAACCTCTGGTCTTGCGTCTTGCGGCGCAATCATCCCATGCTCGGCAACAAGATTGTCATAGTTGTGAAACCCCTGCGGGTCTACCGCGTCAAAGGTTTTTGACGCAGCACGTTTAAGCAACGCCCTTTCGCCCTGCTTGGGCATAAACGTATAAAGTTTTTTTACGTCACTCACGCTTGCTGTCTCGCCTCTGGCCAGCCGTTGCCAGATATCCATAGCTTCAAGCAGTTCAAGGGAGATCATAGAATGACCAAACCGTTCAAACAAATAACCGTCTTCGCGTAAAGAATGGTGAATTGAGTTCAAGGCTTTATTGGTTCTAGCCATAATAGTCCACGAACCTTCATCAATATTCACATCATACCAATTCATGTGAAAATCCACGGCACCGTCTTCATCTCTTGGTTGCCAGTTCTTCTCCTGACGAGTGCCTATCCGGTTAACCAGATGATTGGCTAGACGATACACGCTTCTTGGTACACGATAACTTTTGTCAAGAACCACCTTGTTGTCACAAGCATTCATGAAACTGTGCAGATCAACGCCATTCCAGCGGTGAATACACTGATCATCGTCCCCCGCGTAATACACACGGCTGGCTCTCTCCTTGAGTATTGCTACCTGCTTCCATTGTAGCGGAGTCAGATCCTGCGCTTCGTCAACAATGAGAACATCCAAGACAGGACTGGTGCCTTGCTTCACGAACAACTCAACCATGTCCGTGTAATCAAACTTACCGTTGTCTGACTTGTACGCCGCATAAACTTGATCCACGCGCTTGACCATCGACCAATGCAGGTCGTAGTCACCCCTGTCGTTGTACTCCTGTTCCATGCTAATACAGCGCAACTTGGCACGACTAATCACTTCCAGATACCGATTGCCCTCCTTCATAGACAAAGGCACCATACCCTCTTCCATGACTTCAGCGGTACTCCGGTCAAACGCCATGCCCAAGATCTCGCCCAACTGACGGAAGTCTGCTGGTTGAACCGTCTCCTTTGTCTCCATGCCTAGCCAGTTAAAGCCTATAGAATGTAGCGTCTTGAACCACGGCACATCCTTTTCGGTGAGCTTTAATTCACTGCCCACACGCTCTCGCGCCTCTTGTATGGATTTACGAGAAAACGACACGAAGCCAATCCTGTCTGGAGGAGTGCCGTTAGCAAGTTCCTTCCGGACAATATCAATCATCGTATGCGTCTTACCGCAGCCAGGTGGCCCGAAGATCAGCGTCTCATCAGCCATCAGTCTTCTCGCGTGGGCGAGACTCGAGCCATTGCTCAACCTCTGTGCGCAGCCATCTCATTGTACTGTTCTTGTCCCTCTCAGGACCTAGCACAACTGGTTTAGGGAAATGACCTTCTTCTACCCATCTGTAGACTGTAGAACGAGCCACACCTAAACAAGCAACAACTTCACCCACTTTGAGATACCGTTCATCAGAATGGTATGTCATTTACTTTCTCCTCTGTTGGTAGTTCGATTTCATTATTGTCAAACTCCGGTACAAACCAGACGCGAAGATTCTTCCATTGACCTGTATCTTCGTCTTTAAACTTGTATGTGGTGTTACACTCATTGCCACCGTTCATATCTTTTAATCGTTGCTGTACTTGTGGACGTTTAAGTTCACGGAACCCACGATTGCGTAAGAACTCCATCAAACCCTTAATTGTAAACATGGTCAGGTCGCTTTCTGTCCACGGCTTACCAATCGACATCTCCTGCGGAGACTTGGCTCTAATACGGCTGGTACAGTACACCTCCACAAGTTCTTCAAACTGACCTTTAATCGTCAGTTCCTTCGGCACCTCGATATGAGTTGCCTCTTCCAACAAGCCGTTTACATAACTCTGCCAATCCGGCGCCTTCATTATGGGCGGCATAACATCCAGTTGCTCCATACAGGCACGTTGAAACTGCAACGGCATCTGTAACTGTTCGGTAGACAGTTCTAATCGTTTGCCATCAAGATCAAGGAAGTAGAGCCTTGGCTCTGACTTCTGGATAGTCAGGCCAGTGATCCCCGGCATTGATCCATTTTTGCCCACACCAAACTTAGCTTGGCGACAAGCTGCTTTATCACAATGACTGCCCATAGGCTCTTCTTTACAAAGATAGCCGTAATCCTTCTTCTTGTGTTGAGACTGGATAGTTACAATCTCGTTGGCTGGCAGGGATGGCTTACAATACTTCTGGTTCCATTTCTCCAGCGTGGTCTCCCACGAATCCGGATGCATCATCTTGGCGGTTACCGCCGCATGAAACATGACTTTGTTTCTAGTTCCATCCGGCACCGAGGTTGCAAACATAATCCGTAAGCATGGCGGCATCTCCCGCAACTCATCATCATCACTGGCAAAATCTAGTTTGCGCAGATCCTCCAAAGTACATTTGATCTTGTCTACCTGATTTAAAAACTCCTCAAGTGAAAGATCCTCGCCCTTGTTGTTTATTGCATAACGTAATGTATTCTCTGCCTCAAAGTACGGCAGGTTGATAAAGTTACCCACATCCCCACGCTCGGCAAGAATCTTGTTCTGCTTTGGAAACACCTCACATCCACCAAAGCCAAGCACCGCAGCGAACTCCGTAAGGTGATCACGCATATCCGTTGCACTAATCCAATCCTGCATGAACAGGAATAGATGTGCTCCGCCTGATTTTGATCGGCAAACAACTAGGGGTAGCTTGAAACGGCGGCACTTCTTCAATATCTCAACGTGATCGACTGGGTATGTGTCGATATCCAATGCACCAAATTTGCACATGTTCTGGTCGTTGATAGGTATTGATCCAACTCCATGTCCACCCTCTAAGTGAGCCGCCACTAATGTTTTGGTTAGTGGCTCTCGGACAATGAAACTTTTTGCCTCTGTCTTTCCGTTCTTCCTTACGCTTCCTACCGTTGTTTGACCGTGTGCTACGCTGGAGCCTTCAAAGGCCGCAGCGAAACGATCAACTAAACTCATTACTCGCTCCGAAAAAAGAGGGGGAGGCAAACCTCCCCCTAGTCACTAGAATGGGATATCGTCATCCTCAACAGGCTTATCGTCCACAGGAGTCGCAGACGCCATTGGTGCCTCTTCCTGTTGGGCTTTAACCTCACCCTTCATGACAGTTTCGCGGAACAGTTTCGCTTCCTTAAACAAAGAGTTGTCCTGTACAAGACCGACCTTCTCAATCGCCCAGTTGTACCAAGTACGCATCTCCCCATCGACAGTCTTGGATTCCTCAACTACCGTCAGTTTCCACATGGTCGCAAACAAAGCAGGTGT